ATGTTCACCACCCAGACATCATGAAGTTCCTAGACACCAAGCGTGAGAACGCTGACGAGAAGATTCGTATCAAGACTCTATCGATTGGTGTGGTCGTGCCAGACGTAACGCTAGAACTTGCACGAAACAACGAGGACATGTATTTGTTCTCGCCATACGACGTTGAGCGCGTCTACGGTGTGCCATTTGGCGACATCTCGGTTACTGAGAAGTACCAGGAAATGGTTGACGATGCTCGCATTAAGAAGAGCAAAATCAAGGCACGTGTCTTGTTTGAACGCATCGCTGAGCTTCAGTTTGAGTCGGGCTACCCGTACATCATGTATGAAGACACGGTCAACAATGCAAACCCTGTTGAAGGTCGTATCAACATGTCGAACCTCTGTTCAGAGATTCTTCAGGTCAACACCCCGACCACTTACAACAATGACCTAAGCTATGACAAGATTGGTCACGACATCTCATGTAACCTTGGTTCAATGAACATTGCCAAGGTTATGGACGGTGGAGACATCGCTAAGACAGTGGAAACTTCAATCCGTGCGTTGACATCTGTGTCGGACCTAAGCTACATCGACTCAGTCATGTCAATTGCCGAGGGAAACAACAAGTCACACGCCATCGGTCTTGGACAGATGAACCTCCACGGCTATCTAGGTCGTGAGCGAATCCGCTATGGAAGTGAAGAGGCTCTAGACTTCACTAACATTTACTTCTACACCGTCCTGTATCACGCGCTAAAGGCTTCTAACAAACTAGCCATCGAGCGTAATGAAAAGTTCTACAACTTTGAAAAGTCTAAGTATGCATCTGGACTATTCTTTGCTAAGTACATCTCACGCGAGTGGAAGCCGAAGACTGGGCGAGTTGCAGACATCTTTACGAAGGCCGGAATCAGTATCCCTAACCAGGAAGACTGGCAAGAGTTAGCTCAGTCAGTTATGAAGTACGGTATCTATAACCAAAACCTTCAGGCTGTTCCACCGACGGGTTCAATCAGCTACATCAATAACTCAACTTCTTCGATTCACCCGATCGCTTCGAAGATTGAGATTCGCAAGGAGGGTAAGATTGGCCGAGTGTACTACCCGGCTCCTTACCTAACAAACGACAACCTCGAGTACTTTGAAGATGCGTATGAGATTGGCCCGGAGAAGATTATTGACACCTACGCCGAAGCAACTCAGCACGTCGACCAGGGTCTATCACTCACCTTGTTCTTCAAGGACACCGCAACCACTCGCGATGTCAACAAGGCTCAGATTTATGCATGGAAAAAGGGCATCAAGACTATTTACTACATCCGCATTCGCCAGATGGCGCTTGAGGGAACCGACATTGAGCAGTGCGTAAGCTGCATGCTATAGGAGAAAAATGAAACACATAACTAGACCTATCAACTGGAACAAAATCGAAGACCCGATTGACCTCGATGTTTGGAACCGTCTGACTGCTAACTTCTGGCTGCCTGAGAAGGTGCCGGTAAGCAATGACGTGCCGTCATGGGGTTTGCTGACCGAGTCAGAAAAACTGCTAACCATGCGAGTTTTCACTGGGCTAACAATGCTAGACACCATTCAAGGTACTGTCGGTGCAGTAAGTCTTATCCCAGACGCTCGTACTCAGCATGAAGAAGCTGTTCTAACGAACATCTCGTTTATGGAGTCGGTGCACGCTAAGAGCTACTCAAGTGTGTTCTCTACTTTGTGCGCGACTGACCAAATTGACGCTGCGTTTCGCTGGAGCGAGGATAACCCATACCTTCAGAAGAAGGCAGAGATTGTTCTCAACTACTACCACGGTGATGACCCGCTAAAGCGCAAGATTGCAAGTACACTACTTGAGTCTTTCTTGTTCTACTCGGGCTTCTACTGGCCGATGTACCTATCATCTCGTGCAAAGCTAACCAACACCGCTGACCTAATTCGTCTAATCATTCGTGATGAGGCAGTACATGGTTACTACATTGGTTATAAGTTCCAGCTTGCATACAACGAAGAGTGGGAGAAGCGCCGTGCCGAACTCAAGGAGTACGCATACAACCTTCTCATGGAACTGTACGAGAATGAAATCAAGTACACTGCAGACCTTTACGACGAGATTGGCTTGACTTCTGACGTCAAGAAGTTCTTGCACTACAACGCGAACAAGGCTCTGATGAACCTTGGTTTCGACCCGTTGTTCCCTAAGGAAGAGACTAACGTAAACCCTGCAATTCTGTCTGCACTGTCTCCAAACGCAGATGAGAACCATGACTTCTTCTCTGGCTCAGGTTCGTCTTACGTAATTGGTAAGCAAGAATCTACTACAGACGATGACTGGGACTTCTAATGCCTACCTATGAGTACAAGTGTGAAGAACACGGCCATAAGTATTCTGAAATTCGCAGCATAACTGAAGACCAGCGGGTTGGAGTTTGTCCGGAAGAAAAATGCGGATCGCCTCTGATTCGCATATTTTCTGCGCCGCCTATTACCTTCAATGGTGCTGGATTTGCGACTAGTAAAACTAACGTGTAAAATGTGGTAGTATCAAACAAACGCATTAGAGGAATAGGCACAATGACAAAAGAGCACATCAACGGTTTTGATTATCCAGACTTCCTTGATAAAGATGAATCTCCTGTCTGTGCTGAAACTTTTCCTGACGCATTCTTCCCAGATGACCCGATGGAAGGGTCAATGCTGCCACGTCGTTTAGTATACAGCCATGAGCGTGAGGCTAAGCAGATTTGTTCCGGATGTGAGTATCGTCAGTCCTGCTTCCTCTACGCGCTCGAGAGACCTGAGCTTATAGGCATTTGGGGAGGGTCAACTGAGAAGGACCGATCCAAGATACGTAGGGGTATTCCAGTCTCGCTACGGGTTCCACCAAGTCGCAACCGTTAGACTAAGGTATGATTAATAATGCCTGGGAGAGAGGCAGTCTAAACCTCTACTCACTCCCGGGAGAACAAATGGAAATCGCAAAAGTAATCTTCAAGCGCACGATTGCGCTTGTAATCCTCAAGGTCAGCGCAGTTCTTGCTGCTGGCTCAATTGGTGGCGTCGAACTCTGGCAGTCTGCTCTAATCGCAGCATTCGTCGGAATGATGGAAGTCGCTGAATCTCTAGCCCGTGCATACGTTGTTGACGGTGTTCTAGACCTAGACGAAATCAACACTGCATTCGCATCTTCTGCTGAGGCTAAACTAGCCGATGGCAAGAAGACTGCCAGCAGCGAAGACACTGGCCTCTAGTACCTGATAAAAATAAAACCCCCAAGCTGATTAGGCAAGGGGGTTTTGTTTTACTCTGCTTAGACTATGCCTGTTCGGTTAGTCTACGGCGAGCACGCTGCACACCGTAGTACAGAGGGTAAGAACTGCTAAGTCCTAATGCCTGAGCTAGTTTTCCTAGAGAAATACCAGACGTGTACTCTGCGAGTAGCTGCTCATGGTACTTTTCAGCACTAGTCTTTTTAGCCTGCTTGACTCGCTCGACGGCTTTTTCAAAGTCGGCTGGCTCTATCTTGCTATGGGTGCGTGAATCACGCATTGGTGCGTCAATCATAAAGACACGACGTCTGAGACCTGCATACGCAACGTCCAGTTCCTTGGCCATTGCCACTAGGCTTCCGCCTTGGTCGTAGTACTCCTTTAGAAGATTTGTGTATTCCCTGCTAGCCACGTGTGCTGGAGAATCGGTAGTTCGTAGTCCGTATGCCTTCTGCGCCAGTGGCAGGAGTTTTTCTAGCTTAGGCGCGTAGCTTTCTAACATTGCTTCACTCACTGTCATTTTCCTTTCGTTGATTTTGTCCCTTTATCACATACCAGTGACATTTACCATTATAGTCTGTGGTATAACTATTAGGTTACTAGTTTACAAACTAAACTGGAGCAGGGTATAATCGTATTGTACGCAAGTACTAGGGCTAGACAGGTTTCGACTAGCGTCTATGTCTTATAGAGAAGCACGCAGAGACGGCCACGCACTCTTGAAGTGTGGCAAAGCAACAAATGCAAACTCACGTTCCGCATTCGCTCTAGCTGCCTGATAAGTAGTTAGAACCCCTGGCAAAGCATCAGTCCTAGATGGGCAGCCAGGCTTTAAATAAATAGGACAAACAAGACTTTTCCCACGGAGTCTATAAATCGTGGCAACGTCCGACGGTCTGGCAGGTCATACGTCTGGTCGCAAACAATCTGCCTAAGCGTGTAGAAGGATATAAGCAAGATGTTAGGACCGGGGTTCGATTCCCCGCTGGTCCACTCAAAGTAAAGTAGACTTATGACTTTACGATTAGTTGCATTTGACTTAGATGACACCCTTGCTGAGAGCAAGCGCCAGATTAGTGATGAAATGGCTGACGGCCTGAACTTACTGCTTACAAAGTACTCAGTCTGCATAATCACTGGCGGCAATGAGAGCCAGGTCATGGAGCAAGTCGTTTCTAAGATTAGGCCTGAGAACTACAAGAGACTTCACCTAATGCCGACATGTGGAAGCACCTACATCCGCCTGATGAACAATGAGTGGACTACGCTGTACTCCAAGAAGCTTACAGAAGATGAGAGCAAGCGAGTAGTCCAGACTCTTGAAGGAGCGGCGAAGTCATTAGGTCTCTGGGAAGAAAACCCGCACGGAGACATCATCGAGAACCGTGGACCACAAATTACGTTCTCGGCTCTTGGGCAGAAGGCTCCAGCAGAGTTGAAAAAGGCGTGGGACCCGACTGGCAAGAAAAAGAATCTTATGCGCAACTATGTAGCTCAGCTGCTGCCTGACTTAGAGGTTCGCTCAGGCGGGTCTACGAGTATAGACGTGACGATGAAGGGTGCAGACAAGGCATATGGGATTGAAAGCCTTCTCGACCTGACCAGGCTGACTAAAGATGAGATTCTCTTTATCGGCGACAGACTAGACGAGAATGGTAACGACTACCCAGTGCTAAAGACCGGTGTTGAGTGTATCTCTACCACAGGACCTGAGTACACACTAGTCATCATAAACGACCTTCTCCAGGCAGTGTAAACTGGTTACTAGACTTAGTAACTGAGGAGAGAGAATGGCTAAGGGCAAGGGTGGAGGCGGCAAGCCTCCTGTCAAGGGAAACAACAGTGACCGTAAGAACGGCAAGGCAAACAAGAAGTACCCGAAGGTCTTTGATGCTATCAAGCGTCGCCTAGTAACTAAGAAAGCCTAAACGCTTCAGTTTAGTTTAGCGATGTGGCGAAAAATGTCACACGTATTTGGTATAGTTGAGATTAACGCGAAGGCGACGGTCGGCGCGGAGTATGGCTGAATAACTCGCAAAGCTACATGGGGCGGGTAAGGCACTGGCGAATCTTAGCGGATTGTCTTAGCGGACGAACGTCAGGTGGGCTCAAAAGCGGATCTTATGGAACCGAAGTAGTTAGGCCCTGGTGGTAAAAAGCATTCCACCTATTCACACAAAACACCTCGTAGAAATACGGGGTGTTTTACTTTTACCGAGTGTTTAGACTAGAATAGGCAATGTGCAACCAAGTAAAAAGATTGAACTAGCCATTGCAAAACTCGAACGTAGCAGACTAGCGCTTGAGCTACATCGTGACGACCTAGTCGGATACGAGCTAGAGTACATCAACATAATCGACAACCTAATCGCAATGATGAAAAGTGCAACTAAAAACACTCATTGGTTCAAGATGACTGGCGACGACTCCTGGGACACTAAAGATAGGTGGAAGCGAGACGCCTTGTATTTGGCTAATAAGCTGGTAGAGGATGAAGATGATAACTAGCGAGATGTTAGACAAGATAGACGAGATAGCTCGTTTGCATGACGAGGCGTTTTGGCATCTTCATCAGTATGATGGCCACGCTAAAAGTAGTGATGGAAGTATAAGTATAGAGATTGGATTTGGAACAGTATGGACTCGCAAAGAACAAGAGAAGACTCAGCCGTCGATAGGTGTGGCCATCTATTCTTATGTCGTTGCGAGCGATACACCTTCCTATCCGAGCTTCGGGCAGAGAAACCACTGGTTCGAGACGGTGGACGAGGCTCTGACGGTGATGAAAGAGTGGCACGCGAAAGCGATGGAGTACAACCCAAGTCCTGAGGAACTGGCCGAAATAGACTTGTTTGCCGCTGAGTTATGGGACTCGATAAAGGACAGAGTCACTGTAATCGAAGTCGATCCTGAAAAGGACTAAAAACGGCCACCGGTAGCCGAATTCGTATAGATTTATAGTTAGCTCTATAAGCAAAAACTGAGGCGTCCATTTATTATAAATTATTGTACAAAGTAGCCTCAAAAGGTTAGAAAATCAAGACTTGTGGATTTCCGCGCTGCATCAGAAAAAGTACGCTAGGCCGACGCAAAGTCGGTGCTTGTCTGCTAAAATAGGTCCTAAGAAGCTAGTAGAAAGCCGAGCATAACTATGAAGTTCACCCCAAAAAGGGAAAAAGACGGCGGTCCGGTAATCAACTGGCTAGCTGACCGGGCGATGGACCTTAGTGCCTGGCTGACAAGAATCTCTATAAACTACGCTCTAGTTTACGAAGCAGAGTTCACAGATGAGGACGATTCAGACCAGCCTGACGGTTGCGCATGTGGCCGTGGTGGGTCGTGTTGCGATGGCTAGGTGTAAACCATAGTGCTGAAAAGTAAGACCTACACGGTCGCATGGGATGAGGTCCTGGATAATGTCTTGGACATCGATAACCAGCTCAAAGCTGCAAACTTAGACTACTTGGTATTTGACGTCACAAGCTCGCCTGTTGAGAGGGACGGCTGGGTGGTGGCAGATAAGGTCAGATACTTCGGCCACTTCTACAACTCACTCAGGGACTTCGTGTCATCAGATGCTGACATCTTTGTCTTCAATGCTGGTGACATCTATGGGAGCAACCAGGCAGAACTAACTAAGAGCGTCGAAGAGTCGATGAGTGCTGATGAGGACATTTGGATTATCAGCCCGAACATAACCAATGAGTGTGGCCCTGACAAGAGTGCTATCCTGGCAACAGCGTTAGCCGAGTCTAAGAAGCACAAAGACTTCGTGTTGACGATTCATGTCAATGGGCTGTGGGTTGCTCTACATCGAGACCTTGCAAAGATGATTTATGACTTCTACGTATGGGCACGTGGAAACGGGAAGATGAACTTCCAAACAATGACCACTGGACACGGACTAGACTATCTGTACTGTTCGTGGGCTTTGTACAATAACAAGAAGATTTATCGGGACCTCAGGTTTGAAGTCACGACTGGTGAGGTAACTAGTTACAGTACCGTCAACGCCAAGAATGAGTTCCTAGCTGTGATTCGAGGATTCGTCTCTTTTGTCAAGAAGACAGGTGGAGATGGCGAGATGGTTAGAAAGATGTGCCAGACTATCTTCGACAGACTTGGAGAGCAGCTGGAAACTTATCCAATTGAGTCTATCTACCTAAGACTGCAAAACGCAGAGGAGTTTGAGTACTAATGGCAACTATCTACACCGGTGGAACGTTTGACTTGTTTCACGCTGGCCACGTCCGTCTTCTAAAGAGGCTCAAGCAACTTGCAGGGCCAGAAGGCAAGGTCATTGTGGCAATCAACCCAGATGAGTTCATTGAGAAGTTCAAGGGTAGGAAGCCAATCATGTCGGAGCAGGAACGCTACGACGTGGTAAGCGCGTGCAGGTACGTAGATGAAGTACGTATAAACAAGAGTGGTGAAGACTCTAAGCCGACCATCTTGCTTGAGCCAAGACCTGACGTAATCGCAATTGGCTCCGACTGGGCTTCTAAGGACTACAATAAGCAGATGGGATTCACCGAAGAGTGGCTAGATGAGCACAGCATAGTTCTTATCTATGTGACTTATACTGCAGGCATCAGCACAACGGACTTGAAGAGAAGAGTTAGTGAGCTATGACTAAGTGGAACCCAAATGAACGGCGCACTAGCAGGCGCAGACGTGACCAGGGGAAATGGCACCAGACAAGAAAAGGCTACTGGTACGTATTCTTAGATGGGCGCTGGCGAGAAGTTATTTACAAAGGTGAACGGCTAAAAACAGAAAGAGATGAAAAATGACTACAGGGCTAGACGATTTCCAGAGGCGCATTCTTGAGATTGAGGAGTACGGTGCAAAAAGAAAAGAGCAGAAAATAGTAGAGATGCTGCTCAAGGAGCGTGAGGTTCTACGAGAAATCTGGCCGGGCAGGCCTGAGTACATTCAAGGACTAGAGCGCGCAATCTACCTTATCGGAGGAGAAAAGGCGATTGACTAGTGACCTAGGCCTTGCCTTGCTGTACGCCCGCGTCTCTACGCAGATGCAGGTAAACGACGGCATGTCGCTAGACGTACAGGAACGCTCACTAAAGCAGGCAGCAGAGTTTGCAGGCTTTACTAGGTTTGAGCTTGTTCGTGAAGAAGGTCGTTCAGGCAAGAGCATCTCAGGAAGGCCTGCTCTCATGGGAGCGTTGAAGCGTCTTGAGACCGGAGACGCACAAGCGTTGTTTGTGACTCGTATTGACCGACTTGCTCGCTCGACTACTGACTTCCTAGACATCGTAGACCGTGCCAATAAGAACGGTTGGCGACTAGTGTTGCTAGACCTAAACCTGGACACATCGACTTACCAAGGTAGGTTTGTGGTCACCATCATGAGTGCGCTAGCTGAGATGGAACGTAACATCATTGCAGCACGCCAACGTGACATCCATGACGACCGTCGCAAACGAGGTGTAGTCTGGGGTGTTGACATGGGGCCAAAGAACAAGACACCTGAAGAGATTCGTGAACGCGTGAAACGTGAAAGAGCTTTAGGTTTCAGTTACAACAAAATCGCCGAGGGCTTGAATCATGACGAAATCAAAGGGCAGAACGGTGGTAAGTGGTATCCGACCACTGTAAAAAATCTGCTAGAGATGCTAGAGTAAAACAATGAAATCTGTCGTAGTGATAACTCCCACAACTGGTGCACCTGAGCTTGAAGAGTGCGTCCGCTCAGTTCTAGACCAAGACTATCCAAACGTTGAGCATCTGATAGTCGTAGACGGCATTGAGCACGAGAAGGCCGTCAGAGAGCTGCTATGGCGTCTTGAGTCTGATGCACCTGTCCACATCTTAGTTCTGCCTTGGAACACTGGGCAGGACAAATGGTATGGCGGTAGAGTCATGGCAGCCGCGAGCTACATCGTGAACCAAGATTACGTGATGTTTCTAGACCAAGATAACATGATTGCGCCTAACCACGTGAGTTCATTAGTTCGTGTAATTGAGACCGGTGGATACGACTGGGCTTACTCGCTAAGAAAGATTTACTCCAAAGACGGCGAGTTCATCTGTGAAGACGATTGTGAGTCACTAGGCTGGTGGCCAATCGGTGGCGAGAAAGCTCTAGGGTATCTAATCGACACAAGTGCGTACTTCTTCAAGAACGACTTTGCCCGTGCGACAGGACACTTCTGGAACTGGGGTTGGGGTGGAGATCGACGCTACCTAGAACTAGTGATGAACTCTATGGGTCACGAGAACTTTGCGTGCAGCGGATTGAGTACACTGCACTACAGACTTGGCGGTAACGATGGTTCTGTAAAAGCCGAGATGTTTGAAGAAGGAAATAGGCAAGTCCACTTGAAGTATGGAGATAAGCCATTGCCATGGAGAGAACTAGATGAAGAAAGCTAGAAGACCAGGAACTTATCCGTGCAGAAAGCACAGGCTTTGGTTTAGTGGTAGTGTTTGCCCTGAATGCTACAAAGAACTAAGACGAAAGGATAGCAAGTGAGCTACTGCCGTTTTCTAAGTTCTGACGCCTACATCTTTGAATCCAGCGGTGGTTGGATTGAATGCTGTGGTTGCACGTTGGTAGAAGTCGGTGAGGACGAGGTCTTTGGTTTCTTTCACGCGAACACGGCTAGAGAGATGCTTGAGCACATGGACAAGCATCGTGAGGCTGGAGACTACATCCCAGAACGTGCCTATGATGGAATCAAAGCAGATAACCCGGACTTAGATAAGCAGATAGAGAAATACGTTGAGCCGCCTGAGGTTGCAGAACGCCGAAGAGCAAGAATGAAAGAACTATTTGGCGATGAGTAATCGAGTAGTTCTAGTTACTGGCGGGTTTGACCCGGTTCATAGTGGCCACATTAGATACTTCAAGTCTGCAGCTAGACTAGGAGACATCTTAGTTGTCGGTATCAATAGTGATGATTGGCTGATGCGAAAGAAGGGTGCGTACTTCTTGCCAGCTAAAGAGCGAGCAGCCATCATCAAAGAGTTTCGCTGCGTCGACAAGGTGATTGAGTTTGAAGACAGCGACAACTCTGCAAAGAACGCGATTCGCAAGGTATTAGAAATGTATCCGACGTCACAGATTATCATTGCTAACGGTGGAGACCGTGGCAAGGACAACATACCAGAAATGGACATTGAGTCTAAGCGTGTCGACTTTGTCTTTGCTGTTGGTGGAGATGACAAGGCAAACAGTTCAAGTTGGATTCTTGCAGATTACTTAGAACGTGAACGCCTTTTATCTGAAAAGAGATAAAATAGTACTACTGCCCCGATAGCTCAGTGGTAGAGCAATCGCCTTGTAAGCGATAGGTCGTCAGTTCAATCCTGACTCGGGGCTCTGATAGGAAGGAAAGACATGAGAGGTACACTCGAAGAACACATGGAGAAGTTGTCGAAGTTTCGACTAACTGGCAAGAATGTGAAAATTGAGAACGTAAACCAGTGGGTCAACGATGTAGTTGGCGTTGTAGTCTTTGAAAACGACAAGGGCATCTTTGTAGATGACACCGCATTCAAGGAAAGCGTGTTCATGCCATGGAGCTCTATCGCAGTTCTAAAACTTACTGATGACTAGAGAAGAAATCGCAGAGTTTGAACGCCTTATGAAGGCGAAGAAGCTAGAAGACATGCGTGCGCACAAAAAACAGTTTGAGCAGGCAAAGCGAGAAGCTAAGCGCCAGGCTCAGCAGTAAACTGTTTGTAGTGCTTGTCAGTCAGCCACAGTTCTTTGTGGTGTGGGAACACAGCGCCAGTGTGGGCATGCATCTTGAACCCTGCTTCAGCAACACGCAATGAAAACATTAGGTCTTCACTCAGCCATGAGCCTGTACCTGTAGGACCGTCCTGGAACCACGCCCAGTCTGGGCCTGTGTACTCTTGTTGCTTTTCACGAATGGCTTCTAGAACTGACCGGTGAACTAGCAGAGCGCCTCCGCCTGCTGCAGCAATCTGAACTACCTTGTCTTCAGGATACTTGTAGTATGGGACAAAAGCCTGGTTGTCATTGTAGACAAAGATGCAAGGTGATGGCTCGATGTCGACCGGGCTGCGATTACCAAATACTAGGCCGGAGATAATCGGAGCCTTTTCAGCATCGGCTGCGTTTGCTAGTTTCTCAAAAGCAGCAAGGGTAATAAACTCATCGCCATCGACCATGAACAACCACGGGTCTGTGGTGTTGTCAAGGAAGTGCTTGACAAGAATATTGCGACTCTTTGATAGTAAGCCTAAGCCATGCACGGCGTTATAGGTAAGTGGTCTAGACGCTTTAGTGACTAAATCTAAAACACTGATGGCGAAGCCGTTGTCAATGACGCCATGGTGAACCCATGCTACGTGAATCGTTTCATCTTTAGTAATCATGTGTCCATTGTATATGATTGGACCATGACGGATACATACGAACCACACTACGCTAGTGACAAAGCAGTGGTCTACAACGGAGACTGCTTAGACGTTCTGAAGAAACTAGCAGACAACTCCGTTGACTCTATTGTTACCGACCCTCCGTACGACCTAACTAGTGGCAAAGGGTCGAAGGGTGGATTCATGGGAAACGCCTGGGATGCGACTGGCATAGCGTTTAACCCTGAAGTTTGGCAAGAGTGCCTTCGAGTACTAAAGCCTGGCGGACACTTGCTGTCGTTTGGTGGAACAAGAACCTGGCACAGAATGGCAGTGGCTATTGAAGATGCAGGCTTTGAGATTCGGGACAACATCATGTGGATTTATGGCAAGGCGTTTCCAAAATCACACAACATCGCAAAAGCCATGGCTAAGTCAGAAGGCGATTCTGAAAAGTGGGCTGGGTGGGGAACGGCGCTAAAGCCGTGTGTTGAGCCGATTGTGCTGGCGCGAAAGCCTTTAGATGGAACTATTGTCGCCAATGTTGCTAAGTGGGGAGTCGGTGGGCTGAACATTGATGGCACTAGGATTCCTACTCGTGACGGAGAGAACTTTGATAACGTCAAAGGAATCCCGATTACTAAGCTGTCGACTAGGCGTAACGATGAGTCTGAAGAAGAATGGCGAGCACGAGTTAGTGAGTCACCTGAGCAGCAAGAAGCTTTAGAGAAACTAAAGACCATTGGACGATGGCCTGCGAATGTGGTGCTAGACGAATCGGTTGCTCCGCTTGTCGATGAGCAGAGTGGGATTACAAAGTCGGGCGGCAAAATCAATCGCTTTGTCGGTGGCGCAAAACCGTGGGGAGACGCCGTCGGTGCAGAGTATGAATCAGTGCCAGGACCTGCTGATGAAGGCGGTGCGTCTAGATTCTTCTATGTTGCTAAGGCTAATGCAAAAGACCGTAGTGAAGGGCTAGACTTCAAAAATGAGCACCCGACAGTAAAGCCGACTGCACTCATGCGTCAGCTAGTGAAGCTAGTTACACCTGTTGGTGGAGTAGTTTTAGACCCGTTCACTGGGTCAGGTTCGACTGGCAAAGCTGCGATTCTTGAACAGTGCAAGTTCATCGGCATTGAGATGACTGAAGAATACTTACCAATAATTGTTGGTCGAATAGTGTCCGCTGAGACGACTACGTAATAGAGTTGTAGTATGCCGAACATGACTGAGAGACCTTGGGGTGGATACCGAATTCTATCCGGTGTCGAAGCGCCTGCTGCAGTGAAGATTTTGACCATCAATCCTGGGTCGAGACTATCGCTACAGACACACCAGCTTCGCTCAGAAGAATGGACTGCAGTTTCACCAGGTCTAAAAGCGCAGATTGGAAATGTGACGATTGACCTCACTCCATTCTGCACGTTTCGTATCCCTGTAGGGACGGTTCACCGTATTATCAATGACTCTACTGAAGTAGGTCACATTGTCGAGGTTCTATTTGGAATCTATGACGAAGAAGACATTGAACGACTAGAAGACGACTACGGTCGCACTAACTAAGAAGGTAGTATGAAAACACAGTTTCGCTCAGACATGACAGTAGAGCTAATCAACTCGATGGCATCTGACTCGGCAGTCGCAATGGCTGCACGAGTGTCGACAATAAGTGGAAACCACGAAGCGGAAGTAGACGCAGCTAAAGATGCTGGTCTAATCAACTACCTAATGCGTGACCGTCACGGTTCACCATTCGAACACAACGCTTTTACCTTTTACGTAGAGGCGCCGATCTTTGTGTTCCGTGAGTTTCAGCGCCACCGTATTGCTTCATACAACGAAGAATCTGGTCGCTACAAGCAGCTAGAGCCGACGTTCTACGTGCCAAAGGGGTCGCGCAAGCTGGTTCAGGTTGGTAAGCCTGGCGCTTACACGTTTACTACTGGTACCGAAGAGCAGGGAGACCTGATTATTGATGCAGCTATTGACATCTCAAAAGAAGCCTATGACAGGTACAAGCTTCTGCTAGAAGGCGGAATTGCTCGTGAGATTGCTCGCATGGTTCTTCCTGTAAACATCTACTCATCTATGTACGTGACTATGAACGCACGTGCTCTCATGAATTTCCTCTCGTTGCGCACACAGCGAGAGGGAAGCCACTTCCCTTCCTATCCTCAGCATGAAATTGAAATGTGCGCTGAGAAGATGGAAGCATTCTTTGCTGAGAAGATGCCGATGACTTACGAGGCATTCAACAAAAATGGACGTGTTGCACCGTAAAACCACAATTAGTGGTATAATAAGAATGACGAAAGGACGTGCACATGACAGAACCATTTGGATTTGACAAAGACGGTAACAAAATCACCGAGTCTGAAATGCTAATACTTGCCTCGGACCCTGACTATCGAAGAATTGCTAAGACTAGCATTCCGCACATTGACGGTAATGAAGACATTAGTATCTCGACTGTATGGCTGCCGATACTAGGCGGCATAAACCAAAGACCGCTATTCGAGACAATGATTTTTGGCGGCCCTGAAGATGGCTGGATGAAGCAGTCGACTGACGAAGCAGAAGCGTCTGCTAATCACAAGCTAGCTGTACATCTCTGCACTGGGCTAAGAGCACAAGACAGACTGGTGAAATAGTGGAAAGCAAGAAACGAAGTCTATACAAGACAATAAGCTGGTACATCTTCCACAACGTAATGATGTTTACGATAACTTACCTTTTTACTGGAAGCTGGGAAGTCGGGCTAGCTGTGGCTCTTCTACAGACACTCGGCGAGTCAGGACTTTACTACGTACACGAGCGAATCTGGATTAGACTAGGAGTAAGACGAGATGGCAACCACAAATAGACAACGATGTGACTACTCTGGCTGTGACAAGGTGTCGCACGCAAAGACTGGCCCATGCTCAATGCACTACTACAGAGAGCGCAGAGCTTCAGACCCAAACTCAAGAAGAGCTTACGACTTCGACTACAATGACTTTTGGCTGTTTGTAAAGAAGCACGTGTTGTGGGATGGCGACGGACACCCTATCGGAGTAAAGGCTGGGCTAAACCGTGACTGGCGACACTAAGCTTATTTACACTACGATTGCGTACGCTCTAATAATCATTGGAGTACTGTTTTTCGTGCAGCAGCCAACAACAAACTGCTGGGACAATTATCAAACTGAGCATGAAGCAATCATGGCTTGTGAGGGTCACGAATGAGAGAGTTCAAAGAACCGTACTACACCGGACCAGATTGCGTTTGCTGCAAGTCTGAGCCACAGGTTATAAAAAAAGTTTGGGCAAAACTAGACGCTGAGCAACAGCGCACAAAGCTTGGGTTCATTCAGTACAAGCGTATTGAGGAGCTCATTGGAAAAGAAAAGGAATCAGAGAATGAGTGACACACCAATCTACGACCAGCTAAGTGAAATGCAGAAGCTGGCACACCGCAACGGCGCACACAGCCTAAAGCTTGAGATTCTCAAGTGGGTAAACACTGAAATCACAGAAAACAGGTTGAAGAAAACCATCGACGTTGAAAAAGTAATCAAGGGAATCGAAGGGATAAAGACATGGGAAAGCACTCCTACAAGCGAGAGCCAGCAAACTGGAAGTGGCGAATCAGCTACTTCAAAAACCAGTGGTACGCGTTCAAGAAGCCAAGGCTCAAGCGCTTCGTCAAAGAAGCAGTCCAGTACCTCACAACGTTCGTCAGTAAAGGCCAAGTAAAGTGAGTCAGGAAGTCAGCTCACTAGACGGAATTGGTGAAGGTGTTTGGCATGTCTACACTGAAACAAGCCGATACACTATTGACTTAGACAACAAGCGTGGCCTACGTGAGCCTGGCAAAGGGCTAGGCAATAGTGAGCACAGTACTTCTAGGCTACACGCAAAAGACATGAGAGCAGATGGTGAATGGTTTACCATCAAAGGTATCTTCTGTGAGGTCGGACCAGGCATGTCGCTAATCTGTGAGGGAATCTCACCGGCTGACATTTTTACTCTGCGTAAAACTACGTGGGTACAGAGAATAGAAAAGGTAGAACAGTGATACAAGACATTTGGTTCATTCGCTTTGGTGAGTACATTGGCTACTGGCCTGGCATGTTGGCATTGATAGTCGCCTACATTGTCGGCGTTGTGATGGCGGTGTTGCACTACAGTAGTTGGGTAAAACGAGGTCTATACATAGTTGCCTTGACTGCTAGCATCACGGTCTTGTGGAACGTTCTAAAGCTAGTCGTACTGTACTAGCCGTAATAGAATAGTCATCATGACAATCGCAAACACGACATTATCTACGTATCAAGCTGACGTACTAGACGCATCTGGTCTAGTGCTAGTTGGATTTGTACTTGATGGAGACATCTCGACAGTGGTTGAAATCTCTCTACAGAAGATGGTGGAAAGTTTTCCTGGAAGCGTGACCGCGTTCAAGGTAGACTGCGCCACTGAAGAGCAGCTTGTCATTGACGCAGAAGCTAACCAGGTACCAATGATTCTTGTCTACAAGAATGGCACAAAGGTTCACGCGCTCAGAGGTATTCAGACGGTATCGAATGTGGAACGCTGCGTTCAGTTCTACATGTAGATGAATAAAGAAAAACTCCCTGGTGTTTAGCCAGGGAGCTTTTTTCTATCCTTGTCGGGATTAGTCTAGGAAAGCCCAGGTCTTTGGACCGACGATACCGTCAACCAGTAGACCGTGCTTCTTCTGCAGTGCCTTGACTGCCTTGTCGGTGCCTGCCTCAAAGTTACCAGTCACAACAAGCTTTAGCTGCTGCTGGATAAACTTCACTGCGTCTCCCTTAGAGCCGATTTTGATGTACGCGCCAGGGTAGCCTGGGTTTGCAATCTTAGTGACCGCAGGCTTTGCTGCGACTGGCTTAGCCGCTGGCTTAGCTGCTGGCTTTGGTGCTTCTACCTTTGCTGCCTTTAGCTGTGCGTCTACCTTTGCTGCCTGTGCTGCATCGTGTGTTGGAGCTGGTGCAACTGGGTCGTCTTCTTTAGCGACTACTGCAGCAGAGGCGATTGCCTTCTCCTGAGCGATGAGCGCCTTGAAGAAACCGATTGGCTCAATGTAGTTCTTGCCGTTTGCGTCCCAGATGTGTGAGCTGCCGAGGCGAAGCTCCCAGTGTAGGTGCTTACCGGTAGACATACCAGTTGTGCCCATCTTGCCAAGCATCTGGCCTGCAAGAACCTTCTGACCCTTCTTGACCTTGATTGAGTCGTCCTTCATGTGAGCATAAAGAGTTGTGTAGCTCTTGCCGTTGATTTTGTGAAGAAGGATTACGTAGTTACCAAAGCCTCCGCCTGGAGCGGTAGACTTCTTGGCTTCTAGCACCTTGCCGTCATAAGGAGCCTCGATGTTACATGGCTCGTGTGGCGACCAGATGTCTGTGCCGTTGTGGTGTTTCTTCTGCTTTGTGACGGGGTGGATACGCATACCCATCAGCGAGGTGGCTTTGAAGTCCTTACCTAGCTTTCCGTCGATTGGGAACTGTGCCTTGGCCATGTTCTCTCCTCTATTGGTTGTGTTAGTTGTTGGCTTTATCTGATTCTATTTCGTCAGCAGACTGCTCGACTTGGCCGAACGAACGAGTTCTATCAGCGATGTAATTCTTTATGAAACTAGAGCGCTCGCGCCAGTCAAAAATAAAACCTTGCTGGACTTCGATCTTTCCCATTGCGTAGTGCGCCTCAAGCCAGATGGCGTGATGCTCAATAGGTGTCGGCTCTGGCAAGTTACTTAGCGTCTTTTTTGGCAGCAGGCTTCTTACGAGCGACTGGCTTCTTAGGAGCCGGCTTCTCTTCTTCCTCTGGCTTTTCGTAGCGTAGAGGGAAGGTGATAATCCAGACGCAAAGAGTGATGATGATTAGGTTTCCAGTTAGGTCCTTTGCAGAACCTTCAAGAACTAACCACGCCACTGCCATACCTAGCAATGTCCACGCTTGGTCAATGATGTCTTTGAACAGACCTTTTAGGAAGTTCTTCATTAGTTTTCTTCTTTCTGAGCTAGTGCTCGTTTAGCTTTTAGTTCTTCAAAGTCTTTTACCTTTGCGTCACCAGTGTAACCCCATGCGTATCCGCCTGCGATAAGTGCGTGGTTGACTGACTCGCCGTCTCCGTCAAGGTAGAGCCAGCCGAGAACACGACCGTACTTCTCTGATGAGTCTGGCTTCTCTGTTCTAATAACGATGTTAGTCGCGGCTTTTAGTTTCTTCTTGAGAAGCTCTTTGACTTCTAGACCTAGCGCCTTTTCTGCCTTATCTGCGGTGCGAGACTCTGGTGTGTCAATACCAGCAAGACGAACTCGCTTGGTTATTGAGATGTCAAAGCCTAAGTCGATGTCTACATCGATGGTATCTCCGTCGACTACGGCTAAGACACTCTTGACTCTGTATTCGTACATGTTACTTTCCTACTCTTCTTGAACCGCCTGATGGAGCGGAAGCTGATGCAGCGGCAGTGGTTGCAGCCGCCGCGGCACTTTGAACTGCGACACCTGCGGCAACAACTGCAGTGACCACTACTTTTTCTGATTGCTCACGAACTTCAGGCGACATGTCAGCGCCAGCGTTGCCAAGGAAGTTCAAAACTTCAACGGCTGCAGCAAGACCTGGCACCGCAGCAAGTTCAGGTGAAAGCTCGATGTCGTCTTGCTCAGCTGCAAGGTATAGAGCATCAAGAGCCTGCTCATACTCTGGCGAGCCTTGCTCTGCTGTCTCAAAGGTTTCGAGAGCGGCTTCGACTAGTTGCTCTGCCTGTGCAGGTGTAAGCTCAGTCGGGTCGACTTTTTCAAGGTCTACCTCTAGAAGGTTCTCAGCAGAAAGTTCTTCTGGAATCTCCTCGCTGCCTGTTTCTTCTGGGTCTGGCTTAGGCTTAGCAAGTTCAGTCTCTAGTGTGGAGAAGTCTGGCTTAGAAGCTGATGCTGCTGCGATTGCAGAAGCGTATTGTGCTTGGGTAGACTGCGCGTCGGACTCAGCTGAGTTCTTCTCTTCAAGAGCTGCATCGAGCTGCCCGTCAACTGTTGAGTCTAGCGACTCTTTTTCAGTGACTAGAGATTCGGCATTGGAAACGGCTGTTAAGGCGGTAGCCTCGGCTGACTCTGCTGTGGTGACTTCTGACTCTGCTGTGGTGAGTGCTATAGCTGCTGCTGACTCGGCTAGCACGGCGGCATCGCTGTCTGACTGAGCTTCGTCTCTTGCTGTTGTAGCACTAGTCAGTTTTGTAGAAGCCTCGTCTAAAGCCGCTGTGGCAGTGACCACGTCTGCGTCTGCGGTGGTTAGTGCTGACTCACCTAGTGTTAGGCTCGACTCTGCTGCATCCTTTGACGTTTGAGCTTGGGCTTCTACTAGCTCTGCAGCGGCTACTACAGTGTTAGCGTTTTGTAGTGTAGTCGATGCTTGTGTTAGTGAGGCTTGAGTCTCGTCTGTTGCCGGTACTGTCGAGGCTACGTTGGCTGCTGCTGTAGCAAGTTGCTCACTCAGTGTATTGACTGTTTGCTGAGCTGCTTCGACTGCTGGAAGAAGTGCCGGGTCGTTGATTAGATTGGCGGTCGGCTGGCCTAGATAAGTAAGAGTTCCAACGAGGTGCTTGACTTGTCCACCGCAAGGGTCGCCCCAAATTGAGTTGTCGGCTGAGAGGGTTATTTGGGACAATGTTGAAGTTACACCTGGCTGCAGAGTCTGTGAGACGTCGGCTCCGCAAGTCGGGTCGTTGTATGACTCATAACGTAGATTAGCAGAAATAAATACTGCACCGGCTGGCGCTGTAAATGTGGCCTGACCGCCTTCACCGATGTCCACGTTTATTGTCCCCTGTGTGAGAACTGGCTCGGTGGTGTAGTAGGTCTCAGTCTCGTAATAGGTCTCAATCTGTGACGTGGTTACTTCTTCGTAAGTAGTTATCTGCTGAGAGCCACTGCCGATCCAGGTTGCAGGGACAATTGAGAAACCGGTTTGTGGATTGTAGCTGTAGAAAGATACTGATGCTCCACCACCGTTTTCATAATAGTGAAGTGTGAACGGGTAGAAGATGCCTGCTCTAATCCATACAGGGTCGGAGATAGAACCGCCGCCGCCCTTGTCATACCAGTCGTCGATGAGTTCCATGCCGGCAATGTTGAGTTTAGTGCCGTCATCGGCTGGGGTGTAGAACTGATAGTAGCCGTCTTCTGGAACAAGCAGGTTGCCAGTAAAGCGAACGATAACGTCTTCGCTGCGTCCAGACTGCAGGACCTGACCGGAACCCCAGTTGAAGTCGATGTTTGAGACGATGGTGCTATACATAGGAGTCTCGCCTGCGTATGGCATTGGCGGTGCGTTGTTATACCCGTTTCGGTTGAAGACTTCTGCGAGGACTCCGCCAGTTGCAACTACGGTTGTAGTCGGAACAAGAGTAGTAACTTGAACAGTCCTGGTTCGTTCTACTTGACGAGTACGCTCTTGTTGGTAAGTTGGTGCTGTCCAGTTTGGGTCTGGTATCAGATTGGTATCGTAGTTAGACTGAGCTTGAGCAAGCGCCTGGTTAGCAGTTTGCAGTTGTTGATAGATAGAGTCGTAAGCTGCTTGCGCTTGCTGTGTGGTTGCTGATGCTGAGCTGTAGTTGGCTAATGCTGCCGAGTACTGAGACTGCGCAGCAGTTCTAGCGTCACGAGCAGCGGTAAGGTCTAGTCTTGCTTGAGTAAGTGTTGAGGTTGCTGCTGCAAGATTTGCAGTTGCCTGAGTGACTGTCGCAGAGGTTGAGTTACGCTGCGCAGTAACCTGAGTCAGAATGGCTTGAGCTGCATCACGAGCTTGTAGCGCAGTAGTGTATTCGGTGCTGGCTTTGGCTAAGTCTGCTTTGGCTGTGGTGTTGGTAGTCTTAGCAGTGGCTAAGTCTGTTGTTGCCTTTGTGAGGTTTGCTGCTGCTGTAGTGGTGGCAGACTTTGCTGTCTCGTGATTTGACTTGGCTGTGGTTAGAGCTGAGGTTGCTGCCTCGAGAGCTGCTTTGGTCGTGGACTTGGTTTCAAGAATAGAGTTATACTTCTCAGTTGCCTTTGTTACGGCTGAAATGTTGGTGGCTAGAGCGGCTCGAGCAGATTTAGCGGTAGCGATGTCCTGAGCTAGAAGAGAAATCTCTTGCTCAAGTGAAGCGACTAAGCCGGCTAGGTCTGGATAATCGCTTTCGACTTTAGCTTTTAGTGATGTTAGTTTTGCCTTATAGCCTGATAGAGTAGACTCAAGAGAAGAAATCTCAGACTCGGAAGGAAGTGATGTAGATGACAGTAACCGTGAACCTTGATAGCTTTTGGGTAGGCTTTGTGTCAGCATACCTCGTGCTGTTTGCGATTGGTATTGTAGTCGGTCTAGTCCGAAAGAAGAAGTAGAGGCTATCGCCGCCTGTCCTAGACAGAGCGGGAAACCTACAAGAAGCGCCGTTGTGAAAATCAGCGGTGCTTTTTTTATTGAATTGTGAAACTTAGCTGGACGCTCTCCCTCGCCCTTTTCAGGACGTAGCATCGCTTACTTTCTAGATGACTGTGTTCGGTGGTATCTGCATTGGTTCTTGGTTCCAGGCGAGAGCTCTTGCCTGCTCAACGAGTTTGATTGCTTCGATGACAAGGTTCTCTGTTGCGATTAGCAAGTCGGCTCTTGAGTCGGCAGTGCTTGGGTCGGCGACATCACTGTTGATGTCTTCAAGAACTAGTGTGCACAACCGGACTTGCCTTAGCTGAGAACGAATCCTCTGCTCATGCTCGTGGTCTGTGCTCACCCTTATATTGTAAAGCGTTTAGGCAACTTTGAGTTGCGTAT